ATCTGTTTTCTGTTACAAATTTATTCTTTTTATACGTAACTGTCAGATTAAGTCTTGACTAATTCATGTATAACGATTGAAGATATTTCGTTATCTTTGGTTGTGGTAGTATCTTTGGGGTACTATCGCGGAATGGAGCAGTTGGTTAGCTTACCGCTTTGACTTGGCGGTGGTCACAGGTTCGAGTCCTGTTTCCGCAACTATGAATATTAATTAAAAAAATGACACGATTATGAACATTTTAACGCTTAGTATTAAGCAAAAGTTTTTTGATGAGATTCTTTCTGGTAAAAAAGATTTTGAGAGGCGAGAAATAAAGCCAAGTAATGTTGAAAATTACGTTTCTTTTATCGTTGATGGTAAAGAATATGAGAGAGAAGAAGATATTCCAGATGGTGATTCAGAAGTAATGGTTAAAGCTAAATCGTATGATAAGCTTAAACTGGTTACAGGCGAATATAAAGGTAAACGCCCATATCTTATCGTTGAAGTAAAAGATGCTCGTGTGGAGTTTCTATTTGATGAAAACGGTGATTTTATCACTGGAACAGAAAAAGGTAAAGAATACGCCATAGCGCATATAGTGTTTGAGTTAGGCAATATAGTAGAAATATTTAAAGGTGAAAAATAGGCTGAGTCGGAGAAATTAAAAGAAGAATCAATCGTACCACAGGTATTAGTAACCGTGGGCGTAGGGTAAATGCCGGTAAAGCGGCAGTAGGTCATCAATCAGGGTTCGGAACAAGGGCGCAAAAGCGTTCTGACCTTGTTGCTGCATTTGGAGGTGATTAATGAACGCCTTGATTATGCAGAAAACGAAAGAAACAATATTGCACGCATCACAGAAAAGTGATACGGCGATATTGTTTTTTTCTGCGACTGGCAAAGATAGCATTGTCTTGTTACATTTGCTTCAAAGTCAGTTTAAAAAGGTTGTATGTTGCTTTTTGTACCATGTGAAAGGGCTGAATATAGTAGAACCTTTCTTTAATTGGGCACGCTCTTATGGAAATGTCGAGGTAGTTCAGTTGCCTCATACTGATTTATACAACTTCAAAATGCAAGGTTTATTAAGTGTGAAGCATCTCGATGGGCTAAAAAGGTTGAAGCTACGTGATATTGAAGACTATCTAAAAATTAAGTATCAAACTAAAGTTGTCGTATATGGAATGAAGATATCTGATTCTTTCGCCCGTAGAGGCATGTTTAACAAAGCCGCCAAGTCAGATATTCATTTTGATTATGAAAAGTATTATCCCATCGTGAACTGGACTAATAAAGATTGTCTTTCGTATATCAAGTTGCATAAACTACCGGAACCGCTGAAGCTTGGGAGTAAAAGAGGTAGTTCGGGTATTAATTTCCGCCCTGAAACAATATTGTACATTAAAGAACATTATCCGGAAGATTACAAGAAGATTATCAAAGAATTTAATTTAATAGAAGCCAAGTATGGAGGAAGTTAGTAAATATCAGAAATTTGAAACTGCTACTATTAATTGTGGGCAAATTAAAAATGCAGAATATAATCCTCGTAGAATTTCAGATTCCGCTAAGAAGAAATTGAAAGATAATATAAAACGAGTGGGACTTCTTGATACTATTGTGGTGAATAAAAACACGATGAATATAGTGTCAGGGCATCAGCGTATATCTATCCTTGATTCGCTTGAAAGGAAAAAGGACTATAACCTAACAGTTGCTATGGTAGATTTGTCCGAGAAAGAAGAAAAGGAACAAAATATATTTTTCAACAATACAAAAGTTCAGGGTGAATTTGATACTGATATTTTGGCTTCAATGTTGAGTGATATAGATTTCGAGTGCGCGGGTCTTGATATTAACGATGTTGGTATTTTAGGGGTTGAAGTAGATTTACCCTCGATAGAAGAACCAAGCGAAGCAGATAAGGAGGTTATGAAGTTGAATAACGAAATTTACGACAATAAACGTGAGATGCGAAAAGCTGTAATGAACCATTCTCAAACAAAGAATGAAGAATCAGTAGATACATTTGTAGTTCTTACTTTCAGTAACCAAAGTAATAAAGAAGTGTTTTTGCAACGGTTCGGATTTAGACCGCAAGAAAAGTATATCAAAGGTGAAGTTTTATCGGATATGGTAGAGAGAGTAGATTAATATGGCAAAGCCGAAGTTTGACTTTAAAGACCCCCATAATCTCATTCGTATAGAAGGATGGGCGAGAGATGGATTAGACGATAAGCAAATTGCTGCAAACATCGGCTACAATGAAACGTATTTCTCTGAATTGAAAGGTAAAATCCCCGAATTATCCAAAGCATTAAAAAACGGGCGTGCGCCTCTTGAGTTGAAAGTAGAAAACACTCTTTACACGAAAGCTACCGGAATGAAAGTAAAAGTCCAGCAGGCTATCAAGGTGAAAGATGTTTATTACGATGAAAATGGTAGGCGGTGTGAAAATGAAAGGATAGAAATTGTGGAATTAGAACAAGAGATTCCTCCTGACACAACGGCTGGTATCTTTTGGCTTAAAAATCGCAAGCCTGAACAATGGAATAAACCAGCTCCAAGAATTGATGAAGATGCTGATATTCCAACAGACATAGAGCATGGCATCAACATTGATTCTTGGATTAAAGACAAGCTAAAATGATAGTACCCCAAGAAATTTACCATCCATTATATGAGGATAAGGAAAAATTTATAATTCTTATCACCGGTGGGCGTGGTAGCGGAAAGTCTTTCAATGCTTCTACCTTCATAGAACGGTTGACTTTTGAAATGACTCCCGTAGAGAAGATAGTTCATCAGATTCTCTATACCCGTTACACTATGGTTTCTGCCGGTATGTCTATCATTCCCGAAATGATGGAGAAGATAGATTTGGACGGTACCACGAAATATTTCAAGACCACAAAGACGGATATAGTCAATAAGATGACTAAGAGCCGTATCATGTTCCGGGGTATCAAGACTTCTTCCGGGAACCAGACAGCAAAACTGAAATCCATTCAAGGCATTACGACTTTCGTCTGCGATGAAGCGGAAGAGTGGACAAGCGAAGATGAGTTCGATAAAATAATGCTCTCCATTCGCAAGAAGGGTATTCAGAACCGGATTATCATTATAATGAACCCATGCGATTCCAATCACTTCATCTACAAGAAATACATTGAGAAAACTCACAAGCTGGTAGAGATTGATGGTGTGCAGGTTCAGATTTCCACTCATCCGAATGTGCTCCATATCCATACTACGTATTTTGATAACTTGGATAACCTTTCTCCTGAGTTCCTGAAAGAGGTGGAAGATATGAAGGTGAGTAATCCTGAAAAGTATGCTCATGTGGTTATCGGTCGCTGGGCTGACGTTGCAGAAGGTGCTGTGTTCAAGAAGTGGGGAATTGTTGACGAGTTCCCGGCTTGGGCAAAGAAAATTGCTTTCGGGCAAGACTTCGGTTATACGCATGACCCGTCTGCTTCCATTCGTTGTGGTATCGTTGATAACGCCCTTTACTTGGATGAAGTGGATTACCGTACTGGATTGCTTTCTTCTGACATCATCAAGACTCTTCGCCCGTGGGGATTGAAAGTCATTGCTGACAGCGCAGACCCACGTTTGATTCAAGAGATACACAACGGAGGAATCAAGATATATGCCGTAGAGAAAGGTGCAGGCTCTATCAATGCCGGAATTGACAAAATGAAAGATATGGAGATTTATATAACCAAACGCTCGTACAACTTGCAAAGCGAGTTCAGAAAGTATGTTTGGGCAAAGGATAAGGACGGGAACTATATCAACGAACCGGAAGACCATGATAATCACGGAATAGATGCTGTACGTTACTATGTATTGGGTGAGCTTCTTGGTAAGATTCAGAAGCCGAAAGATTTAACAGGAATATTCACGCATTAAAAATATAAACTATGCCATTGAGTTTAGAAGAAATATTAGCATTGCCCGACATCGGGCAGAAGATAAACTACCTGAAGAAAGGTAGAAAAACTGAACTTCCCGACTGTTGTAAACTTTGGGACGATTGGAATCCGGAACGCCATGAAATTATGGTTGACAAAAAGAAATATCCGGACAGAAAGGTTCTTGAAAAAGAAGCAGAGAAGCACTTCGATGAAAAAACCGGTAAGACCTATGAAATCGAAGCAAAGTATAAGACTGAACCGGTGAACCGTATCTCCATTCCATTGGAGCAGGATATAGTGAACATCCAAACTGCTTTCACGGTCGGCACAGAACCGTCTATGGATTGCACTCCAACTGATGATGATGAAAAGAAGCTGCTGGATGCGGTAAAGGCTGTATTCAAGTCTAATAAAATCAAATATCAGAACAAGAAGATTGTCCGTGCCTGGCTCTCCGAACAAGAAGCGGCAGAATATTGGTATGTTACCGATGATGATTCGTTTTGGGCAAAGTTCTGGAAGAAAATAAAGACTACCTTCGGGGGGAAGGTAAAGCCCACCAAGAAACTGAAAAGTGTGTTATGGTCTCCGTTCCGTGGGGATAAGCTATACCCGTTCTTTAACGATGAAGGTAAGATGATTGCTTTCTCACGTGAGTACAAGAAGAAGCTCATGGATGATTCGGAGATAACTTGCTTTATGACTATCACGGACAAAATGGTTTATCAATGGGACTTGTCTAAAGGGTATGAAGAAAGAACGCCTTTTGCTCATGGATTCTCCAAACTACCGGTTCTCTATGCTTATCGTCCTGAACCTTATTGCAAGAAGATAAAGACTTTTCGGGTCCGGTTGGAGAAACTATTATCCAATTATGCTGATTGTATAGACTACCATTTCTTCCCACTATTGAAGCTAATTGGTGATGTAGAGGGTTTCATGGGTAAGGTTAAGGATAGAATGGTCAAACTTACAGGTGAAGGTGCGGATGCCCAGTATCTGACGTGGAACCAAGTTCCGGATACGGTACGTTTTGAAGCAGAAACACTCACCAATATGGCTTATGATATGTCAAACACTCCAAGAATATCCTTTGAGACGTTGAAGGGGGTAGGCAAAGCATCAGGGACCGCTTTCCGCTTTATGTTCATGGGCGCACATATGGCGGTAGAAAATCACGGTGAGGCTATCGGTGAGTTCTTGCAGCGGAGAGTAAATTTCATTGTTTCCGCTTTAGGCTCTATCAATCCAACCGAGTTTAGCAAGGCATCGCAGACCATTGACATAGAAACAGAACTGGTTCCATATATGATTGATGATTTGAATGATAAGGTTACTACGGCTGTCTCCGCTGTTAGTGGTGGTGTATGGTCAAGACGTGAGGGCATTATGTTTGCCGGGAATGCTGACCGCATCGAAAGCGAATTGAAAGAAATTAAAGAGGAGAGAAAAATGAAAGAATCTGAAAAAGACAAAGGGGGCTGATTAGTCCCCTTCTTTAAACTTCCAGATATATCCGTAGGCTTGGTGGTAAATACCTCTACAACATTTAAGGATAAAGTGAATTAGTCAAGACTTAATCTGACAGTTACGTATAAAAAGAATAAATTTGTAACAGAAAACAGATTAAGTTAT